TGATGACGGGCAAGCATTAAAATGGCCTAGAAATAACTATCACGTTGATGATGTAGAACTTGCTTGTACCGCTATTCCAAAAGATATTAAATATGCACAATATGAATTAAGCAGGGCATTAGCAAATGAGACAGATGCAATAACTGGTAACAAAGGTACTGACGGAACTTACGAAGAAGTCAAAATAGGAGATATGGAGGTTAAGTACAACACTGATAGTCAAGGTGTTGGAACGATTAACAATGTTTTTGATGTTTATCCTTGGTTACAGAGCTATTTAGGTGCTTATTGCCTTGGTGGTTCTGGTAGTTACCAAGTTCGAGTAGTTAGAGGTTAATTATGGCAGGAGCATTAGACACAGCTTTTAAATCTCTAGCTAAAAGCGTAGTTGCTGATCTTGGGTCGGCTTTAGATACTACGATTACTTATTCTGTGAAGACAGAAGGAAGTTATAACGTAGCGGCAGGGAAACAATTAGAAGTTACAACAACTTATGCTGATATAAAGGTTCCTATTGAATTTATTAAATCAGAAGAAGATGAAGGCAGAGAATTAAGACAAGCGAAGTTATATGTTACGCCTGATTTAATAGGAGATCATCAACCTACTTTCAGGGATGAAGTAACATTAAGTTATTCAGGGTCAACACATGTGGCACAGATCGTTGATATAGACACAAAACGTGGTGGACAAGTTTATTTATATACTTTGTTGGTGAGGTTCTAATGGCTAAAAAAGAATTTAAGAACTCTAAAGGGTTAACAAAAGCAATATTGAAAGATTGGGAAGATCAATCTGAGGCTCATTTAAGTCAATTTATTAATTCAGTTGCTAGTGATTTAGCATCCAAGGATGTTAGTCCTGTTCTAACTGGATTTTTTGCTTCTAGTTGGCAAGTATCTAAAACTTCTATGCCACAGAGTGATCAGGCGAAGATTAATCCTTGGCTTGGTAATAGAGATTATATCGCTCCAAGATTTAAAGTTCCGACTAAATACAAGTTTAATCAACCTATCTATATTGGAAACAGGGCTGAATATACAGGATCGGCTTTGATGTCTGGTAAATCTAATGTTGGTGCGTATATTCTTAACGGTTCAGGTACTTTTAGAGAAGGATTAAGGCAGAAAGTAGATAGAATCTTTACTGATAAACGTCCTAATATAAATATTGAGGGATTAGACGTATGACACTCGTAAAAACAAGAGCAGCTTTTGAAAAAGCAGTTACAGATGCAGTAAAGGATGTCGATCCAACTGTAAAGATGGTTTATGACAATGTTGGTTACACAAGACCAGGAAAAACGGTTAAATATATAGTGATGACAGTTAATTTTGGGCAAGCCACTCAGCAAGCTCAAGGTGCTGCAAGTGCTTTTTACGCAGGATTCGTTCAATGCAGAGTTTACGTTCCAAAGAATAAAGGCACATCTGTTTTAGCTGCTGTTAGTGAGTCAGTTATTACAGGCTTAACGTCTGTTAATGCTTCTAGTTACGTTGATACTTATTCTTGTTCACCAAGAGTAAGTGAAATATCTGGCCCTGGGATTGTTCTTGATGATGAAGACGAGTCACACTGCTTGGGTGTCATCACTTGTCAGTTTTCAGCGATCGCCTAATATAGTATTATTATCCTATTAAAGTAAGGAATTTTTATGAGAGCCGTTGAACTCTTATCCAATAAATTTGGAGTCAGTCAATTATATCAACATGATGTAAAGAAAGATGGTGAAGTTGTTCTTACTATTTTTTGGCATCCATTAACAATTGCTGAAAGAGAATCTATCCAGAAAAAGTCTGGCAATACAGAGGATGCTTCTGATTTTGCCTTGTCTTTAATGATTCAGAAAGCCTTAGATGAAAAAGGCAAAAGACTTTTTGCTGATGGAGATAGAGCGACTCTTCGTAGAGAAGTAGAAGCCTCTATCCTTCAACAAATTCAATTGGCGATGCTTGAATCTGGTTCGGATAAGGAGGTGGAAGAGGCAGAAAAAGATTTGAAAAGCGAATAAAGAATGGATTTTTTTATTTTCGTTAGCAAAAGAATTAGGAAAAACGGTTAAGGAGTTAACAAGAGAATTAACAAGAGAAGAGATGGTTGGTTGGGCGGCTTTTTTTAAGATTCAGAATGATGAAATGGATAAAGATAGAGAAGCTGCTCAAAGAGGTAGTGCTACTAGAACGCAAAAGAGGTAAGATAGAAAATATTATTTGGTACAAGAGGAGTGGCTGAAGCTTATACCAAGACGATTGAGTTTAAGGCGAAGGACGCTCAGATACAGAGAGCAGTTAAAAAACTAGGTAAATCTTTAGAAGGAATTGATAAGTCGTTAGACAAAATTAATAAAGCTTTTTCTAAATCGGTAAAAGGTGGAATCAAAGAAACAGTTAAAGAAGTAGGAAAAATATCGGCAATAATTAAAGATTTAGCGAATGTCACCAAGAAGATAGAAGTTGTTCCTAAACAAAAAATAACTCAAAGCATAAAAGATATAAAGAAAATTAATAGTTTAATGAAACAGTTAAAGACTGTTTCTTCTCCTTTTTCTGGTGATGGTAGAAAGAGTGATGAACGTAATGCTGCTGTAGATGGACTTCAAAAATATATCAATGCAGTTACAAACGGAACAAGAGCTATTGCGACAAATGAAGCTGCTTTAAACAGGCAAGCTAATGCTTTCGCTCTGGTTTCTGCGAATGTAAGGATTGGAGGCGCACAGTATATAAATATTGTCCAAGCACAAGAAAAAGCAGAACAAAAATTAAGACTTGCTCAATTTGACAGAATCAAGGCACAAGAACAGTTGTATAACGTATCAAATCTTCAAGGAGGAATAGATCAAACAGGATTTAAAAATGTCAACAAATTGTTGGCTATGGAATCAAATCGGTTCATGCAAGGAGGGGCAAGCGATACAACTGCTTCTCTTAATGCGTATAAATCTGAACTAGAAAATGTTAATAGTCTTTTGAAGATAGGTTCAAAAGAATATTTATTAGTAGAACAATCAATAGAAAGGATTAATAGAAGATTAGGAGTTAAGACTCGATTAGTAAAAGAGGAAGACAAAGCTCTTTCAAATCAATTAAAATTCTATAGAGATATAGGAAAACAAGTTGAAAGGATTGCGCTTAAAGGAGTAAGACAAACAGGTAAGTTTTTTGAAGGTAAAACTTTATTTGGAGAACTTCCCCGTGCTGGCCTCTTTATTGGGATAACTCGTCAAATAGAAAAAGTAACTAATCGTTTTAGGCTGTTCAAAAAAGAAGTAACTGGCCCGTTCAATATTAAAGCTGGCTTAGACGCATGGGTTACATTTGCAAGACAAGCTCAAGAAGCTATCGCCACGGTTACATTTAGTTATAAAGGTTTAAATACGTTATTAGGTGCTGCTGGTTGGGTTCCTGGTGCAGTTTCAGGATTTGTTCAGTTTGAAAACGCAGCAGCTAGATCAATTTGGAGAATTACTTCTCAATGGAAGATTTTTAATGGTTTAGTTACAAGTATGATGATGGGCTTCACGAAGCCTGGTGAGGTCTTTGGTGAAGGAGGGTTATTTGATATTGGAAGGATGCTTCAAGGTGGAGATGAAAGAATTAGTCAAAGAGAGCAAGAGGGTCGGGGGGCTTCTGACTATCAATGGGTTGGGAAAGAATTAACTAAACAAAGAGAATTGTTAAATCAATTAAATGTTGAAAATGCAGAATATTTCGATACTCAAAGACATATTTTAGAGCTTGAAAGATTCCAAACACAAGAACTAGAGAGAAGGGCTAAAGTTGCTGATCAATTAAAAATTGAATCAATAGATAGCAAAGAGATTTTTGCTTCTGATGTTTTCAAAAATGAATACACAGATTTCCAAGAAGAAGTAAAGAATAAAGCTGCGGCAACAGAGAAAAAATTAAGACAAGATAGGGTTAAACGAGCAAAATTAAATAAACAACAATTCCAAGATGAAATACAGGATATAAGAAAGAAAGAGAAAGCAGAGTTAGATGCAATAAAGAGAGTGATGCAAGCTGATCAGAGGGCGCATCAAAAAGCATTAGATATGGAGAAGCAGCGAAGACAAGCAAGATCTCAGAGGATGAGTCGGATGGGAGAAAACCTTATGTTAGGAGCTGGTTTTCCGATGCTGTTTGGTGGAGGAGCTGGTGCGGTTGCAGGTGGAACTTTAGGTGCTGTAGGGCAATCATTGATGGGATCTCAAGGATTTGGAGCGCAGATATTATTAAGTGCTTTAGGTCAACAATTTGATGCCTTTGCTTCTAAAGTTGCAACATTAGGACAAGCTTTTACTGCTATAGATAAAGACATAACTCCTGTGGTTGAAGCACTTGGGTTGACTGGAAGTGCTTTTGAGAAACAAATTAAGATACTTAATGATTTAGGTGCAAAAGAAGAAGCTTTCAATTTAGCAAGAGAAAAAATGATTGAATTAGTTGGAGGTAGTGGAGTTGACGCTTTAACTGAGTTTGGTACTGACACCAAGGCATTAACAGATGATTGGAGTCGTTTAATGACGCAAATGGGAGCAGGTTTAGCCGCACTAATTAATTCTGCTGGAATATTAAAAATATTAGCCGATTCAATTAATAGAGTAGTTATTTTGAATCAAGCAATTGAAAATACGAATAATGATCCAGAATTAACAAGAATAAATAAAATCGTTGATAAATATAGTACTGGTGAAATACGCCCAGGTGGTCTTACAAGCGAAGGAAAACGACATAATTTCCCTAGTATCACCGAACTTAATGAGCAATTAATTGCACGACAAAAGATATTAAATGCAGACTTTGAAAATCTTCAAATAGACAAAGTAAGAACTCTTACGTTTGATGCTCAAATTGCAAAATTAAAAGAAAAACTAGACCTAAGAAATGCTACTTCTGAAGAAGAAAAAGCGGCATTAACAATAGAAAAAGAAGTAAGTGAAATTCTTAATAAATTCAAAGAAGCCGATATAGTTTTAACTAAAACTCAAATACAAAACATAAGAACATATGTAACCGAATTAAATAAAGTAAAACCAGAGGTCGAAAAGTTAGATCAAATATGGAAAGATGTAGGGATGTCTATTAAAGACGGATTAGTCGAAGGTATTAATGCAGCAATAGATGGAACTAAAACATTAGGAGAAGTTGCTTCTAATACATTTAAGAAAATTAGTAATGCTTTATTAAATTACGGTGTTGAAGCTGCTTTGATAGGGATGACAGGAGGAACAGG